CCGGGTGGTGGGGGCGCCAACACGGGTGGCCTCGGTGGTGCCGGCGGCGGTGCTGCTACCGGCGCCTACGGCTGCGGCGGAGCGGGCGGCGGGGCCGGCACGACCGGCGGCGGTGCGGGGGGAGCCGGCTGCGGCGGCTATGCCGTCGTGACCACGCAAGGATATTCGAGTGGGTCATGACCCCGGTCCAGGTGAACGCGCTCCTGGCTGTGCCGCCGACCTGAGCCCACGTGCAATAAGGGCGCAGGGCTGTATATATAGGCTAAACGCCGTCCATGCTATACACTATTTGCTTAGATTGCGCTCTTAACTCTTCGGAGGCCGCTCGTACATAAAATGTCTAATACTCTTATTAATAAACCACGCCGCGCTGCGCCGGTAGTTGCTACCGAGCATGATGATTTTCCGGTGGCCTTTGAGGCGTTCGCTTCGCGGCTAAAGGGCACCGACGATGAAGTGTGGACTAGGGTTCTCTGCGCTAGCTGCGGCACGCAGAAGAACGTTTACTCGGCTTGGCGCGCGGCGCTGGCCGCTGTGAAGAAAGGGGCCTAACCGTTGCCAAACCTCAATGTTCAGTTCCAGGGCCAAACGCTTATTGTCCCCGGCGCCTATTACGTAGACGACGTAAGCGCTGCATTGGTACCGTCGCCGGCACTTGTGCCGCCGCTGGTGTGGCTTGCATTCAGTTACGGCGGTCAGCCTAATGTCCCCGTGACCTTTACCGATCCGAACGCGCTGCTGACCTTCCTGCGCGGCGCTCCCGCGTCGGATATGGTGCCGTTCATTTTCAATCCGTCCGGCGATCTTAACGGCGCTTCGCAGGTGACGGTTATTCCGGTGGGCACAAACACCCAGGGCACCTACTCGTACCTCAACGGGTCTGGCGTGCCGGTGCTGACGGTCAATACGGCCGCCTATGGCCTGCCCTCCAACCTTATGCAGACCAGCGTCGTAGCAGGCTCTAGGGCGGGTGTGGAGGTTACCCTGTACGATGGGTATACCGGCAACAGCGTCTATGCGGACAACCTTGGCGGCCCCTTTCAGATTGCGTACGCGGGCAGTGCTACCGGGGTGACGTTTACCGTCACGCAGGTTGCCGGCATGGCTACGGTCCTTGCTACGTCGGGCGCTCCTGCTGGGCAAAACGTCACCATCACACTCGGGGGCGCCGGCTACTCGACCGTTACAGAAGTCGTGGAATACCTCAATGGCACGGGCTTCTACGCCGCGCAAGTGCTGAACGGCGGTCCCTCCTATTCGCACGGCGACTTGCCGTCCAATCTGCTTGACGCCGCCACGACTATTCCGCTGCCGGCGATGAATGCTAGCGGTAACGTGATGATAAACGTACACGCCACACTGACCGATCTGCAATACTGGATGCAGAATAGTGACGCACAGAAACTCGTGGTATCTCCGACGCTACTAGTCAACTCTGCGACGACTAATTTCCCGGCGGCGATTCCGCTGACGCACTTTAGCGGCGGCACGAACGTTCCGCCTACCCTGGGCAACTACGCTACCGCGCTGAATGTTGCGCTGAGTGTTCCGGCGTGGGTGGTCATCGCGGACCAAAACGTTGTGGGGCTGCCGTCGCTGCTAGCGCAGCATGCCGAGACAGCTAGTAGCATTCCTTATCGGTCATGGCGCCGTGCGGTGAGCGGGTCTAATATTGGCGACAGTATTAACTCTGCTGTCGCTATGGCCCAATCGCTCAATGCAATCCAGATGTCGTACTGCTATCCCGGCATCTACCGTAACAACCAGACGAGTGGGGCTAATACGCTCTATGGCGGCTACTATGTTGCGGCAGCCGTAGCGGGGATTATGGCGGGTAATCCGGTCATGACGCCGCTGACGTTCAAGACATTAACCGGTAACGGGACGGAAGTTGCGCTTACAATCCCGAATATCGACATGCTGCAGCAGGGTGGTGTCATGCCGCTCGGCACTATGGGCAACACCAACGTGCCACAAATTGTCTCTGACCTTACGACCTGGCAGAATGACAGCAACCCAGAAAATGTGTTTAATCAGCAGGTTGCTGGGCGGCAGTATCTAGGATATGTTATGGTAGCCGCCCTCCAACCCTATACCGGAACAATAGAGAGCAGTTTCGGTATAGCCAACCAGAAGAAAGCGGCGCAGGCCGCGCTCAACGGGCAACTTGTGACACCGACTTCTAGCCAGGGTGTGCTGAACTCGTGGAATAATAGCTCACTGGTCCTAACCTATACTGGTAGCCAGCAGCTTACCTCGGTTACATTCCAGGCTACGTTCGTGGGTCAAAATAGATTCACGCTCATAACCTGCTTCGTGCAACCCCTTAATCTTTCGGCGTAACAGGAGAGTATTAGAGTATGCCAGGTTTTAATGCCCAGGCCATTCTTGCAAAGGTCCGTACAGGTAATGCTGTTGCAATCCTGGTGGGAGACACGCCGGTAGGTTTCGGCCAAACATCCAGTCACTCGCTTAGCTTTGGGACCGAATCCTTCTACGGTATTGGTTCAAAGAAACCAACCGAGATACAGCAGCTCAAATACGCCCCTACTATCACGCTATCGTCTTTGCAGCTTACCGACGTGGGCCTAAAGTACTTTGGGTATAGTTCGACATGGTTGGAGGTGCTAGTTAATACGGAGCTGAACATATCCGTGGCCGACAGCAAAGGCAACGTTCTGGTGATGTTTGTGGGATGCACTGCAGGTAGTTACAGCAGCAATATCTCAGCTAACGTACCAATTAGCGAGGAAGTAAGTTTTGAGGCTTTGGATATCCTTGACCCTAATGGGGTATCCCTGCTGAACGACGGAACGGACGCGCTACTTGTTAACGTGGTCGGCGCGGTGGTGGGGGCCGTTGCGTCGATAGTCTAATTGTGCTATGATGCCTGAGATTATTAGTAAGAAAGAAGCGAAGGCCGCCGGACTTTCCAAATTTTTTACGGGGTGTCCGTGCCGGGTTGGACATATTGCCGAGCGATATCTGTGCGACGGTAATTGCACAGAATGTGTGGCTAAGAGGGCGCGTGACTGGTATCGGGATAATCACGAGCACGCGTTAGCCACCAAGGCTGCGTACAGAAAAGCAAATCCGGAGACAAATTGCGCACAGACGATGGCGGCGTGGCGCGCCAATAATCCCGAGAGGGCGCGGCAAAACTCCGAAACGTGGTACCAGAATAATAAAGAACGGTGCTCGGAAAACGCTAAGGTGTGGGCCCGTGCAAACCCTGGGCGGAAGGCGGTGTACGATAGAAACCGTCGTGCAAGAATCGCCGGTAACGGTGGCACGCATACCGCCGAAGACATTGGATGGCTATATGAGATACAAGAGGGGAGATGTGGCCTTCTTTGGTGCCGAAAAGAGTTAGAGGACGGGTTCCACGTAGACCACGTAATACCCCTGGTCCTTGACGGTCGAAACGATCGGCATAATCTTCAGTTGCTTTGCTCGCATTGCAATCTGTCTAAAAACGACACCCATCCTATCGAATTCGCTCTCCAGCACGGATACCTCTGCTAGTAGCTCTTGTCCCGTCCCCTAGCCTATGATACACTACGCCCCTCTTAAACAATTAGAAGGACCCGCCTACTTGGCAGAGGATTTAGCTAAAACGACGATTGATGTAACCTGCGGAAACGGCGACGTTTTTACTTTCAAGATCCCAGGCCCTCGGGATTATGCGCGGGTAGGCTCTAGGGCGCATGAACTTCGCCGGCAGGACAGCCCTAGCACAGGCGGTGCCGAGTACGGGCTTGACCCCTTCTCCCAGGACCTTTACCGTGGCTTTGCTTTGCTGGAAATCCTTCTGGTCAAAGCTGATGCCAAGGACAACTGGCCCTACACCAATGACGCAAACGGCAAGCCGGTGATCGACTGTGCTAAGTTCCCTCCGAAGGCTGTTCAGATTATTCCGGAGGTCACGAGGGGGTTTGAAACTGCGTTCCTGACGTTTCTCTCGTGACGGGCTAGATAAAGAGTCCCAATATGCCAGGAAGCTGTGGGCGGCAAGCCGTTGCTTGAATCGCCTTCCCACAGAGATGCTTGACCTTCCTGAGGCATGGCTGGATTGGATCTGCGAAATGGAGCAGAAGTATCCCCCGGGCTCGCAGAAGTTTGAGCGCAGCAGCGATGTCGAGGACAAGATGCGGTTCACGTCGGCCT